TGTATTCCTTTTACACCGTGTACTCTTTTAGCCGTAGGGAAACGTTCTTTAAGTGCAGCAAAGTTTTCGTCTGCGTTTGGCTCTTGGTAACTAATAAAGACAATATCATACATATCTTATTTTAACCTCTTTTTTAATTTTTGTCTAGAAATATCTTTCCATATCAGCTGTGCATTGATTCTATTATCATTTCTACCACAATGTAATAAATCTCTTGCAGTATTTGTATGTTCTAAAAATTCACACTCGAAATAATGACTAGTTCTTTCAAAAAATGTAGCATAATATGTCCTTGTATCTTTCCATAACTGTCGAACTGCTTCATTGTAGTACAATGATTTAATAATAGGATTCATTTCACTCCTATTGTGTTCTTTAAAATATTTTGCACTTGACCATATGCCATGATACTCTGGACGATGATCTAAAAATTCAATAAGTCTATCAATATTAGTCCATAAATTAACAACAGCCCACGGTTTACCAAAATGTTTACGTAAATTTACATTGTTAAACATCATTGCATCTAATCCTGCGCCAGACAATCCTAGATTCACTACCTCTCGACCGCTGAGTCTAGATAAAAAGTGTGTAATAGTTTCATCTTCAGCAACACCTATACCTGCTGTCATACTACAACCTAACACTACTATTGCATTAGGCCAGTCAATTTCATTCCACTCTTTTGCTCTGTAGCCATTAGAATTTACTTTATATTCAATCTGTTTAGTTTTATAATGCCAATCAAATGGCTGTGTCTTAAGATGCTTTTCAAAATTTTCTGGAGAGTCAGTATTTGCAAATCTAGTATCAACTTTGTGAGGATCTAGAGGGTGGTGATGCGTAAGAAACGCAGTAGGAATAAATTTATTTTCTTTTATATATTCAGGTAACGGCGTAGCACCATTTATTTTAAACAATCGAGTTTTTCCTGATATGCTGTTGTATTTGATATGCAATTCGTTTATGTCCTAATTTTGTAGGATGAGCACAATTTGTAATATACTCACTCGGCTCTGCAAGATTTGTATAGTATGGATAAAAACCTCCATCCTTTAACTCTGGCTTGCCTTCTAAATGTAAAAGATCTTCCATAAGTGTATCACAGCCTTCTGGTGCAAAATAATTATCCCAAGGAACTGATTCTGTTAGATCTGTAATTTCTGGAAGTTCTCTGTGCATCCTTTCTCTAACAAATCTGTTATCGAATGCATTTGCAAAAATAAAATCAAATCCCATACTTTTAGCAAACGTATATGCATTTTTTACAGCAATAATTGTTTCAATAAATGCAAATTTTTCACTGTATAGATCTCTAGCATAAACTTCCCATAATTTTTTATTAGTTGCATTTTTATCCCAATGATTAGGCCACATTGTATAAAAATGATGATGGTCAGGAAAATCTCTGTTTACAAAATCAAAACGTTCTAGTCCACTTAAAGCAAAAATTACAATACCATGTCTTGCATTAGCGAATTCTAGATCAGGATATAAATGTAGTTCACTTGTTGCAGCCCTATTTCCTGTGCCCATAACTCCTAAATTTATAGGCTTATAGTCTTTATAATAATCTTTACATAGCACATTTAACCAACTATTTTCATATGCCTTTATCTGTAGCGATCTGTCCATTGTAAGCACGTCTATTTTGCCATTATGTTCTCTGTAAAGTTCAGGATCCCAACTACCTATACCGTGTGTAAAACTGTCACCTAATCCGATAATAATTTTATCGCCATCATTTATTGTTGGAAGTATTTCTTTAAACATTTTGTGCTCCAAACTTATCACTATAAATTTTTTCTATTGCTGCTACTGTGTCATTCTTGCGCAAGCTTCTGTTTTTTAGCCTATTGTAGTTATGATTTAAAATAGGCTGCAAATTTCTAAACCATTTCTTTAGGTTATCTTTCTTTTTTAGTCTCTGCAACTCTTTTATTATTGCATCCATTCTATCAAACGTATCTAATTCATCATATGATTCGTCAATAAATCCTTCGAAAGTTTTATACCCCAATTCCTTAAGGTTCTTTAAACTACCCTTGTTACCTAGGATTATAAAAGGATGCCTTGATGCTATTGTTTTAAATGTTTTTTCGCTAATGAAACAAGTATTAGATTCTTCTGAAAAGTGTGCTTCACTAATTACCGAAATATATGAATCTAAACAAATATCATATCTGATTCTTCTTATATAAAAGTTGTCATCGTGTAACGTATTAGGCTCATCTATCCATCGAGGTAATGTTTTATTAGCTTGTAAAATAGTCTCCGGATCAATACTTTGTCCATCCATATAATGTCCACTAGAAAAATTAGGCATAGAGATTAATCCGTCATCTAATAATCCTGCACGAAACAATTTGGTATAAAACCACGCTCTATGATTTCTGTCTCTTTTATTCAAGCAATTAAAAAGTTTGATATTGTTCTTTGCCTTATATTTGATATTATTTTTTACACTTGTATCTAGCTCTAATTCTTGTGATAATTTAAACATATCTTTTTCGAAATGTACATACGGCAAAACATGTAGTAATTTATCTTGCGGATTATCAATCAACCATGTTTCATAGTCTTTTTTTACATCCATATTTCCTGTAATATATATTATATTAGTAGGATCTATTTTCCATCTTGCACATTCTTTATGAAAATATTGGAACAACCATGTCTGATGATATCCTTCCAAACTTTGGTCTAGTAATAATAATGCTTTATTATTTTGTAAATCGCTAAGATACTTTGGAGACAAATATTTAAATAGAGTAACAACTCTACTAAATGGCTTATGTCCTGACCAGTCTTCGGGACAATGATTAACACCACTAGGGATTATATACTTGTCATCTACTTCATCTATATTGTGTAATTTTAAGTGTCGCCAATGATTCAAAATAGGAGCAGGGGCAAATCTTGTTATCCCAGATTTGCATATATCTTCACAAAGATAAAAGTTTCTACGTTCGTCTACGTTTTCAAATACTAACTTCATAATTCTGCACAATAATCTATAAAATTTTTCATTTCAGGAAAAGTCTCATAAATGCTTGTATTTCTCCTGTTGTCGTGTTCTGTAAACCAGGCATAAAAATCTTGTCGTGCTGTAACTAAATCTTGTTCATTATAAAATGTACCTTTCATATAATCTACTACACGTTTAAACTTTTCATACTCCATTTGGCTAAATTTAGTTTTATCGTTGTCATCTAAATTTTCATTTATGAAATCTAAATGTTTTTCCATGTATGGCATATATTCTACTTTAGGTAAAATATTCATATCATATATGCTAGGTTCTTTCAAATGCGGAGTATCAAATCTAATAAGTTGCCATTGTGATTGCGTGTCGCTATTATACTTTCTTCTCCATTCTAATATCTTGTTTAATAGTGTGTCAAAACTAGTAACACTAAAAATATTAAATGTTATCATAAATGTTACAGGCATTTTAGTAGTAGTAAGATAATAATCTAAATTACTTTCCCATAAATCTATATCTAATCCATGTCTTGGATATTCTGCACGTTTTGTCCAAGTGTCGATGCTAGTATAAAGTTTAAAACTTCTAATCTTTTTTTCGTCTTTTAACTTTTTTATCTTGTCGGTAAACTTTTTAACAAGACTTTGTTTTACACCTAAATTACTATTAAGTTCTATTTGTATGTGAGGCTTAGGATCTGCATCAAGATCGTCTAATAACTTCCACGTTGTAGAATGCATTAATGGTTCGCCGCCAGTAATGCGTAGTATATTCAGTGTTTTAGATAACTCAGGCCACCATTCTAGCCATGCACTTACATATGGATTATCTTCTTCTTTTGGTTTTAAGTTAATCCAATCTATATCCTGTTTATGAGTGGTGCTCATATCATAAGGACCGTGTTTTTCTATTTCTTTCCAATATCTACTGCTTGCTTTTGGATGACAATATCCACACTTAAAATTGCATTCATTTGAAAAACTAATTTCAACATATTCTGGATTTACGTCAAACTCCCAGCCGCCTTCTTTTATTTCTTGTAATCTTTCTGGTGTGTAAATACTTGCTGTTTTTTGTTTGCGATCACTTATATAATCTTTACCCATAGCTTCAATTTTCCAGCAATAACTACAACCTGCAGGTTTTTTGCCTTCTAGCATGTCTTTTCTTTGAGACTTTTTCTCTAAAGTATTGTGCAATGCACTTGGATTATTTTTTAATTCTTGTAGATTAATTTTGTGAGGTGCTGGATGATAACAACTGTGTGTTTCTCCTGTTTGCAAATATATCGTTGTGTGATGCCATTTAGCCATACAAAAAGTAGGAGACATTTCTGCCTCTGTCTTTTTCATTACTTCTTGTATATTTTTTAATTCAGTATTCATTCAGGATCTATAATAAATTGTTGATTAGGATTGCGGCTAGGGTTTTGATAAACTGTTTTGAAAAACTTGCTTTGATTACCATCTAACGGATTTTCAGCTATAGGCAGATTTAGTTCATCTATTAAATTTATACCTAATTCAACAATTTCATTATCGATATCTGTATCTTTAACTTCTGAATTCCACATATTGTTTAAATATTCAAAATCACGAACGTTAACAAAGTCCCAATCAGTACACATAGTTTTGTAAAGACCTTGTCTTGCTCCGTATATTGCCCAATCACCGTTATCAACATCCATACCAACCATTAGCCATATCCATAATCGATGTAGATTTTTCCAATGGCCTTTTAGTAGTTCTTGCTTTGTAGGCTTAACACCTCGATCCAGTGCCATTTTTACACCTTCACGGAAACCTGCTCTCCATGCTTGCTGTGCATTAGCATTGTTGTGTACTGTACTATAACAACTATTCTGCTGTATGTATTGTAAATCCCAGCAAAAATCTACTTGAGCATGAACATTATCAGGATCTGCATTTTCGTGAGTACGCATATTAAGAACATAGTCTTTAGGCCAACACTTTAATCCACCATTTCCGTACATTAGTCCATTAATGACATTTTTGCCACACCAACTAATAACACTGTGTTCTAGATCTGCATGTTCGTCAAAATCTATTTCTTGTTGTAAGAAACTTTCTTTTACAATATTATCACCGTCAACAGTTATAAACCTATCTGTTTCGCTTAATTCAGCACATGCCTTATGTGCAGCATCACTACCTTCTACACCATGCACACGCTTGGCCCACGGCACTTTACTACAAAGGTCCGCATAGTTTTTTTCTGCATTAGGCTCATCATATGATAGATATATAATGTCACAATCTAATACTTTAAACTTTTTCATCTAGAACCTCATATTTGTATACATCGAAGTATGTAGAAGTATATACACTAATTTCTGTTTTGTCAAACTCGAATTGATAATTAAAGGGAAAATATATTGATCCGTGTTCAATTAAATTTCCTATACTACAACTGATAGTTCTATATAAAATATTAGGATCATTTTTTCTTGTAATACTGAAAAATAAATTTGTTGTAATCCTTACAGATTCTTTTTTAAGATTTTCAATAATTTTATCAGACAGTGTAACAATCCAAGTGCTATTAGCAAAATCTTGTTGCAGCAAAACATCAACCTTTTTTGTTTTTTGATGTTTTGATATTTCTTTAAAAGTTACAATAGATCTTTCATCTTCTTCTTGTGCTCGTTTTATTTCTTTTAGATTGAGTTTTTTAGTGACTATATCATACTCAACTGTAAAATCATCTAAACCCTTTTCACCTTGCATAATAGATGCAACTTTACTAGGATCAACTGTAATATAAGAATACGAATCATCTTGTGTCCATGCTCCTACTTTCTCAATTCTTCCAGTTTCCTGATCAAAATAAACATAGGTCTTTGTATCAATTTTTGTTTCTTTAAACAAGTCATATAAAGATTTTACACTATCCATTTACTATATCCTTAATACGGTTCTGAAGATAGTTTTTTATAAATGTATCTTCTGTATAGTGAAATATACCAGATTGGGTATAATTACCGACTTTAAGTTTACAATCGTCAGTAAGATAACACGCAACATAGTCTTGCCAACTATTTACAGATCTATGCCAATTTTGTATTTTTGGTTTCATATGAACAAATTTAGGTAAACTTGTAGACGTTCCTGTAACTTGTTTTTCACATTCCATTATTTTAATTGCAATTGCAGCACAAACATCAATACTACAAAAATCAGGACGATTATATTCTAAATGCTGTTTATAAAAATCTTGCCAATTTTGTACAATAATATCTAACCAGTTATAAAATTCTTTTGCTAGATCACTTTTTTTGAAATAGTGCATTCCTACATATGTGTCAGGTAGAGAATTTTTTACAAAAGTTTTCCTATAATATCTATCTGTAATTATTTCTCCTCTATATGTAATAGGTTTTGTTGTAAAATATAAATCATAAGATCCTAGTGCGGAGAAATATTTGTCCAAATCTTCACAAACTAAAACATCTGTATCTAATACAACTGTTTCTTCAAACGGAGTCAAATTATAAATTTTTGAACGATTACTAATTTTCCAATTTTCATTAGCTGCAAGATCATTGCCGGTGATTTCTATAATATGATCGAAAAACTTTTTGTACTTTGAAGGAATAAAATCATTTGTTGCAATAGCAATCTGTATATTAGAATTGTGTGCCTTTATAGTAATTGCAGCATAACATGCTTGCTCAACATAATTCGTGTCTTCGGTATTCTGTGCAAATAAAAATATACCTTTACTCATACCCAAACTCTTTATTAATTGCTCTTTCGAGACTGAACTTATTCATAATGTGTACAGTTCTACCCTTTATTCTAATAGGTGTATATTCTCCTAAATAGTTTTCCTTTTCTATTAAGAAAAACATATCGTCGCCATTCATGTCCCATAGCACATCGTTATCTGTACTAAACCACATATATCCAGGCATAGGATGTGCAAAACTACCTTTTGAAAATCCGTTCATAATATGAATAGCAATACTAAATGCATAATCATTTCTAAACATAGGATTTGTTATTTGATAAACTTTTCTATAGTGTACATAATTGTCTTGTATATGTTTAACTAGATCAAAAAATATTTTATTAGCTTCTGTCTTTCTAAAAAATACACAAGTGGCCCAATAAAATGGTATACTACTATCACTAATGTTTTCGAATTCTATTTCGCTTCTGACTCTTGATATGTCAGTTGCGTCTTTATAAATTAAGAAGTCGTGTTTACTATTGAAACATTCTGCTAAATGATTATTACTAATAATATAATCACTATCTATAACTAGCGTTTCATCATACGGTGACAAATCATAAGAATCTGCTCTACCAATATTTTTAAAAGATGCAGTTTTGGTCCACATTGCACCGTCTTTAAAGTTTCTATTGTTGTTTGCTTCGATAGTTTCAATTTTAATAATTTTGTCTAAAACAGATACGTCATATCTTTTCTTTAAGTATTCGACATTTTCAGTAGCGATTGAAACTGGTACATTTAGATATTGTTTTACACGCACTGCTGCAAAATAAGCCTGCTTAACATAATCTAATTGGTCATTGTTTCTAGCAAAAATTAAAACGCCTTTACTCATGATTTACAAGTTTCTCTACCGATCTATTAGTTTTAAGTGCGTAATACTCTGTATAATATTCGTTTGATGCTTGCATATACTGATCTACAATATCGTCATAAAATTTTGACAAATCTTTAATTTGAGCAGGCAAATTATTATCATCAAGTAATACTGCTTCAGTCTGTCCTCGGTGTATCATGAATCCAACAAAAGAAATTAATTCTCTATCTATAGTAAATTGACAGCCGTCAGCAAAATAAAGTGTATCTTCAAAATACTTTTCTTTGATAATCTGTTTTTGATTATTGAGTGTAACTATATAGTTTGAAAACTCTAAAGCTTTATCAAGTCGTTCGTCCATACAAATGCTCCTTTATGCATTTAGTATACATTTATATTACAAAAATGTCAAGCTTATTATAGATTAATTGTAGTAAGGCCGGTAAGATAAGAATAATTTACAGTGTCGTAAACATCGCCGCCGACTGTAAATGAACCGTTAGGTCTGTTAACCGTAACAGTATTAGAAATAGTACCGTTTACATTTTCATCAACTGGATCAGGGCCAAATGTGCCGCCAGGTAACCCAGAGCCACCTGAGTCTAAATCTCTAAATCTAACACGGAAAACTAATGCAGCACCCGAAGTCTTTACATCAATATCCATTCTGTTAGCTGCATAAGATGCACCTGAAATTGTAAAAATTTGTTGATAAGAACTTGTCAAATTATACGGTGTAATACTTGCTGTTACGCTTCCGCCTGGTCCTTGATTTAATCTACTTGTTCCTGTTGCTGAAAAAATAATTGTTCCTGCATTGTTAAGTATGTTTCTCCAGTCGGCAGTTTTAGAGCCTGATCCGCCTGTTAGATTTTGAAACATTCTTACATCGCCGCCTGCATTAAAATATCCTGTTCTAGAACCAGCGTCAGGAAAATTTAATTGGAATTCATGTGTAATAGTACCGTTCCATGACGATGTTCGTGTGCTTGTTATGTTAGTGTTTGTGCCATCTCTAAGGTTACCTAAGGAGAATTGATTAGGATCTAAAATACCATATTCTGATTCAACTAAAGTCATTAGATCTTCTAGATCAATTACATATTGTTCGAAGCTTGTGTCGCCAACTTGGATTGTTGCAGAGTTTGGTACGTTATAACTAGCTCCAATTTGATGAACCCTACACGATGCTATGTCCAAATATAAATTAAAGTAATCAGCTTGTCGTGCAACGTCACCTTCTAGATGATTCAATATATGGGTTCCTGTAGAACCACTCAATAAATCTACAATTCTTGAAAATGTTCCAGTATCTTCATCATATTCGTAATAAAGTTCTACAGTGTTAGCATTAATACTTCTTACATAATAGTGAGCATCCTCAATTAGGTTACCTACAATCGGATCGTTGCCATTTGCATCGTATTCAACACGATCACCATTTGGTATACTGTGAGAAGCTAGAGTAATTTGATTAGTAGTATAGTTTACTCCTGTTGCTGCATTGAAGTTTTTTGCAAATAATTGTAGAGCAGCTTTTGTTCCTGTCCTAGAATTCATACCATAGCCAGTTGTAGACGAGGGCGTTGAAGGATCGCCGTATATAGCATCTGCTCTTGCTTTTAGATTATTAAGCCTAGTAGATAATTTACTTACTTCAGCCATTCAATTCTCCGTTGACAGTATATTTATTAAAATTATATACTAGTTTAATTTTTTTGTCAACCTAACGGAGAGACTGTGTAGTAACCAGGTGCATCGACTTCAACATAAGTACCTGCTGCTCTAAAATGCTGAATGCTCGTAGAAGTAGTACCGTCAACGTTTTCGTCAAAGTTGGGATCTCCTGTGTCCGCATCTAAAAATTCAACTTTGAACTTGATTTCTGATGGACTAAGTTGAGATGCATAAATGTTGTATTCGTTTTCTGCGTATGCAGCAGAAACGTCACTCCCTACTTTTGTAAAAATCTTTGTTTCACTTGCTGTTATATCATAGTTACCAATTAAACTACCTGTTCCAGTACCAGTTGATGTTGTAGAAGTATAGTTAAACTTAACTACACCTACATTCGAAAGAATCAATCTCCAGTCACTTGATTTAGCTTGTGAACCGCCTGATACATTTGATGTGATTCTTATTTCGCCGCCTGAGTTGAAAAAATATCTTCTTGCATTTACATCAGCAAATTGAACAACGAATTCATAAGACACTGCACCATTCCATGCTGTACTTCTTGAACTGCTTATTCCTGTTTCAACTTTTGCTGTTGCTGCATTACTAGAAAGCAAATACTTGTCTGCTTCAATGTCTATCATTAAATTTTCAAATGCTGCAAAAGATTTTGGATCAAATGGAGCAGCATTATCATCTAATATGATGTCGCCTCTTATAATATTTTCAATTTCAGTAGGTAAAGCACCTACCTGATGGAAACGTGCTTTTGTCATATCTAAGTATAAATTAGACATATCAGTTGCATTTACATCTGCTGATGTAAGCACACTATTACTATCAAGAGACTGACCGTAACCTTCTGCGCCGCCTCCGACACCCATAACTGTTGCTATTCGTGCTTGTAAATTATTAAATCTTGCTGCTGTAACTATATCTCCGACGGCCATACTTTTGTTCCTTTATACTTTTAGTACGCACTCTACTAGTTTTTCGCCCTCGTCGTTGTTAGTCTCCAAAGCAACACCTACTAATGCAGAAGTTTGTATAGTTTTGCATACACCCTCGTTCCATGCATACACCGCTTGTCCTTTTTTGACCGGACCACTAACCCTTACTGGGACACGCCCTTTAAGTGCAACTGCTTGCCCTTCAGCTTCTGCGTTCATTAAGTAGGCAGGCTTGTCAGAAATTACACCAATGCAAACAGATCCTGCAGATGCTTCATCTACTTCGTGATCGTCATGATCACATACTTGTACAGCAGTTCCTACTGCAAGTTCGCAACATGTTGAATAATTTTCAGCCAAGTCAGCATATTTTGCTTGAAGTGCTGTACCTTGGAAGATATTTGCAACTAAATCACCAGCTGCTGTCCTTACTGCTACAGTTGAACCTACCGCAGCACTAGATGCTAATCTATCGTTTGCACCTTCTTTTAATTTATTTGCAACTGTTGCTGCACCATTAAATAAATTAGCGTGTACAGTATTCCACTTTAATGAGTTTGATCCTAAACTATATGCATTATCTGCGCTCGGAATTATTCCATCTTTGGTTACAGACATAGGATGCACAGTTGTTCCGCCACTGTCTGTAACTTTCATTTTAATTACTGTGTCATTACCTACATCATTTTGTATAACACCCTGGTCATTACTTTCGATAAAGATTTTTAAGTCTAATGAATCGCCTATAGCTATTCCTGCATCAGGAAAAGTAACTTGACTTGTAAAGTTAGGGTTAGTTGATGTTAAGTAAGAGCTTGCTAGAAGTCCACCTAATCTATCTGAATCGCTAGCAGTACCCCAATAGCGATGATCAGTTGTTGTTTTACCTGAATTAGCACCTGTTGCAGGTGTGTTTAACATTGTCACACCTTTTTTGATTACAGAAAAACCTGTAATAGGGTTAACAGAGTTTAGGGTAAATTCATCTGGGCTTATTACAAAAATAACTTCATCTGCTAGTGTAGCAGAAATAATGCTATGAGGGTTATTAGAAACGTCTAATACAGTCTGGCTTACCATTTGGGTCAAACCCTCACCTGCATTTTGTGGTCCAATTAATACAAAATTAACACCATTATAAACATAAAGCTGATCATTAGCACTATCCCACCAAAAATCACCTTCTGTAAGTCCTGTTGGTTCAGTTGCAGAGACTTCTGATCCGCCTGTTGTTCTCCATTTTGCACCGTCATAAAACTTTAATTTACTTCCGCTGCTGTCGAACCAAACTTGACCACTAATTGCTCTTGGCGGAGGATTAGCACCACTAAAGTTTTCTAAAAGATATAGAAAATTTTCGTTTTGTATTTCCCCATAACCTGCATAGTTTTTACCAATGAACTTTAGGTCTGTGGTTTGATCAATTGTACCGTCTTGTACAACTGTAAGTACTGTATTGTTGTATCTATCAATTTGATAAGCCATCTATTAAACCCTTTTGCTTTATATTATTTATCGTATTCTTAATTAAAGTCCTGTTGGTAAGTCTGCATCAAATACCCACGAAGTACCTTGAACTCTAAATCTTTTTAACCCTCTTGTAATAGCAATTTCAACGGTACCACTAGCTGGGAAGAATGCAATATCCTGAACAACTGATTCGTTTTGTGTACCGTTAGCATCAACAGCAACGAATGAAATATTCTTTGCAGCGTCGACATCGATATTTTCAGCTGTAGATGCAGAAGATTCAGTAGTGTGTATGAACGCATATGTACCGTTTGTTTTATTTGCTGCCGGGAACATACTTTGTAAAATAGTAGCTATCTGTGTATCAGGTGTTGCTAAACCAGTAATGTCTAAAGAAAATACAATAGGTTGGCTTGCAATTTCTGTGTCTACATAGTATTTTGTAGCTGCATCTTGATCATCAGTCGGATCGTCGACGTTTACAATTTTTTGTCTAGTAGTAAGTGTAATATTGCCGCCCGTAGAATTAATTTGTAGGGCTGTACCACCTGTTGTAGATATACTGCTATTGTTTATATTGATGTTGTCAACATTTAAATATTCTAATGTACCTACTTCAACTAAACCTGTAGCTTGTGTAATAGAAGGATCTATATATGTGTTAGTAACTTTGTCTACGCCGCCGATTTTATACGATTTATCAGAAGTTTTAAGGTCAAAGTTTCTGTTACTTGTCCATGAATCTGTTGCTATGCGCCATAGTAGTGTTTTATCAACACCGCTTACTCTTGCAATTACACCTGCATTATCCATTTCTTCGTCTGATAATAGTGTAGAGTCTTCAGCAATACCTAATTCTATATTTTTATCTTCAACTTGTAAGTTTTGTACACTTAAACTTGTATAATCTCCTAATACATTTGCACTATTTGTGACATATGTTCCTGCTTGTGCAGACGTATCTAAGTCAAGTGTAGCAGTATTTTCTGTTGTACTAAGTACATCGTGATAACCGTTTAATAAATCTAAATCAACTGCTGGTGCAGGTGACGGTGCAATTTGCACTCTAGCATTTGCAATACGTACTTGCTTACCAGCTGTGAGTTTATGAGGCAATGTACCAAAATCAATAACTGTTTCTGTACCGAATGTAACAGATCCTATTACTTGTGCCGATTCACCTCTTACAATTAAGTTACCTTCGATTATAACATCCTGGTTTTGAACACTATCAGGATTATTGCTGCTACCTATGTGTAGCATTGCTTGTGGATTGTCGTTAAAAATACCTACAGCAGCAGTATCTGCTTTTACAAACATAGCATCTGTTTTTGTGCCGCCAAAAGATGAAGAAACAACTCTTAATCTATAATTTGCATCACGTAACTGGTTTTCAGAAACTGTTGCATTTCCTAGAATAAACTGTCTAAAGTTTTCACTTGTACCTATGCTAAGGCCACCTGAGTTACGAATACTTAATGTACCTGTTGTAACGTCATTAGATATCGAACTTAAAAACTGATCGGCTGTAACAACATCGCCGCCGCCAGTTACAAGTGATTCAGATGCAACTGCTGTACCGTGAAATTTAAAGTTTTCGGTATCAATTATGTTAAAGCCTTCTTTGATAATACCATCAGGATTATCATCCGTAACAAGGCCATCAATTCTTTGACTAAATGTTGGCGTAAATTGTATGTTAGAGACTACTGAAACAAGATTTTCATCCGAGTCGCCACCAACATATAATTTTGCAACTGGTCTAGATCTAGATTGTTCATCTAGTATACTATCAATTTTGAATCCTGTAAGACCTTGGAATGAATTATACTGCGGTCCTACTAATACTAAATCTGTACCGTCATAAAAATAAAACTGGTTATTAAGATTATCTATCCATAAGTCGCCTGCAACCATTTGAGGTTGAAAGTTTTGTACAAACGGACCACCTGAAGCTTTCCATTGTGTTCCGTCCCATAATTTTAATCGCGCTTCGGACTTATCCCACCATAATTGACCTTCTAATGGATTGCTAGGTGCAGCAGTACTTGCAAAATTTTCTAGCAATTTAATAAAGTTTTCATTCAAAAACTCGCCAAAACCGCTATAGTTTCTACCAACTAGTGTTAAATTAGTACTAGCACTATCAATTTGCCCATCTATAAGATCTATTAATATTGTTCCGTCTGTTTTATTTAATTGATAGCTCATTTTGTTATCCAGTGTATATAATGTAATTTAGTGAAATATATGGGTTCATAATATCTAAGGGCTGCCCTAATGCAGTAGTAGTTCTTATGCCACCACTAGACGGTAATGCTTGTCCTGCGTTTGTGCCTGTCGGAGCATCAAACTGAATAGCATTTGTATCTGCAGGAACACCTGAATTATCTCTAATTGCATAGTACTGAGCGCCAGTATCGCCACGCATATCATGTTCGTGTTCAGGTAAGTTATCTACATCTATGCTTGCAGTTTCACTTCCTAAGTTGTTACCAACTGCTGTAGCACCTGCACTTGTTACCCTATTAGCAGCAGCGCCGCCCATATTATCAACACCCAATGGGAATCGACCTCTTAGATCAGGTAAAGCAAAGAAGTTTACCCCGTTATCACTTAGTTCTGCAGGATCTTTAAAGTTATAACCGATAGCAATAAACAAATCGCCAAATTCTGATTTTCTAACTTCTGATCCATCACATAATAGCCAACCTGTAGGTGCTAGTAATCCACCATAAGGAATAATAACGCCAGCTGGTATAATTGGAATACTCTTAAGTAAGTTAGCTTGACTAACTTTATAAAGCCCTTGCTCTTCACCTGACGTTTTGTTGATTAGTATTTCATCTCCAGGATTTACATCATAAAGTGTATCTTTAGTAGAAATAATACTATTACTGATAGAAGTTACAAAAGTTTTTGTGCTGCCGCCAGTTTTTCCATCAAAACTAAAACTTGCTGCACTTACATCGCCTGTCATTGCAAACTGTGTAGCACTTGCTAATCTATCTGTACTTCCAGATTTACCAGAAACTGTGCCGCTTACATTACCTTGCACATTACCAAAAAATGTATTTGACCAAACTTGATCATATCTATTTAATGTTGAGCCGATATTACGTGTACTTGTGCTATCGGGTAAAATATCTGCACTAGTAAATGAACTGTTAACAGATAAACTTCCGCCTACATTTAGATTTTTTGTAACGCCAACGCCGCCTTTAGTAGTAATACTTCCTGTTGCAAATGTATCACTATCTACAACACTTTCTACTTTTAACACACCTGTTTCAGCATCACCTACTGCTGGTGTAATTTGTATGTTACCTACAACGTCTAGTGCTTCATCTGGTGCAAGATTATTAATTCCTACATTTGTTGTACTGTCAATCCTCATAACAGTCTTAGTTTGGCTGCCGTCTCTAACTCTAATATCTATGTTAGATCCACTAGTATTGTGTTGTATAATACCAGCTTCGCCTTCTACGCCAACATTTAGTTGTCCGCCTGCGCCAATTTGCAAGCCGTCGTTACTTTTTACCCTAATTTGTTCTGTTGTTGTGCTTGGAACATCACCTCTTAAAAATTCATTTGCATCAACATTTTTTGTTCCGTCGTTAGGATCATTAGTTACACGTAATGATGCAGCAGTAGATGCAGTACCAACAAATTGATACTCTGTTCCGCTAATTAAATTAAAACCTTTTTGTATAGAATCAAAACCTGGAATACGAGATTTAGGTGAAAATACACTGTCACTTATAATGCCAATTACAACATCTTGGATTTGGATTTGTAAAACAACATATGTATTGTTATCTTGTCCGACTAGTTCTACAGGTGTAGCACCTGTGACAAGTCCATCACTAAATGACGGTCCAACAAGTACCCAACTCGAACCGGTATATAGATATAGTTGTTGATTGTCTGTATCTACCCATAAATCTCCCGAGTTTGAATTACTTGCAGCAGGCTCTTGTGTAGATTTTTTAAGTCCTGATGCAGAAATCCAAGTAGTGCCATCATATATTTTAAGTTGATCAACACCCTCTGAAATATCATACCATAATTGTCCTTCAACAGGACGCTGAGGTGCAGTATTGTTTGCAAAATTTTCTAAAAGGTGTAATAAGTTTTCTGAAATAATTTGTCCGTAGGAATTTGTAAATCTGCCTGGCAATTGAAGACTTGTTTCAGTGTTGATTGTGTTGTCCTCAACAGTAACCGCTCCCTTGTTTGCAAAGTCTGTGTATTTTACTTGATATGCCATATTTTAATCCTTAAATTCCTGACAAACTTTGTACTCTAACTGTATAATCAATTTGTATTAATCTGTTTAAACTTTTTTGTACTGGATGAAATACTACGTGTGTTAAAAGCCTTCCTGTGCCGGATGGTGAGTAACTTCTTAATCCTAACTCATCAAATACATACGCACTTTCTGGATTAGTAGCAGTATCAAATGCTTCTTGTCCATTTGGTTCGCCATAATCTAACAAACAACTTACAATAATATCTGTATAATTTGTACCACTAACGTGTCTTGTTTCCAATTTGTTACGAGCAGGGTCTGTGTTATTAACACTTCTATCATCTACTACTTTTGTAAATGTTTGATTATATAAACTAGCATTTGTACCAGTGCTGTTAGGTGTTAAATATGTAATGATACCAGTAGGGTCAACACTTGTTCCACCATTACCAAAACTCATTTCATATATAAAACCTTCACCTGCATTAGAAAGAGTTTCTGCAAGTGCAATACTCATGTTTTCATAATGTATCGCATTACGCTTGTCAATTATAACCTCTCCCGAATTAGGGTCAAAGATTTTTATATGACCTTGTAATAGTACACCGTTGTTATCTTTTATCTCTGTCATTTTATGATTCCTACTACGTATTTATTCAGATAGTTTTATTGTTCCTGCTCGCAAGAAACGTGCAATGTCATTTTCTGCTTTTGCAAGCTGTGTTCCTGTTGGACTCCAAATTTTTCCAACTTTTCTAATTACTAGAACTTGTGTATTTTGTAATGGAGCCTCTGTTAGTGTTAAAGTATTACCGTCAATAGTAAATTCTGCAGGTAATGTAGTATCACCTTCGGTACTATCCAAAGCAATTGTATAATCAAACGCACTAATATTGTTCTTCCTTAGTCTGCGACCTGCTACAAAAACTTCAAACTCATCTGCACTTGACGGTGTATAATTTAAACTAAATTCTGTTGTTTCTCCGTCTCCTACATAAGTCTGTGTAATTGTATTGTCTTGATAAGGAATAGTTTTACCAGGCCCTTGATCATATACACCTTCACCAGCACTATGAACATTTGCTACACCTGTACCTAATGTTCCTCTGCGTATTTGTCTTAGTGTATTATCTTCTTTGACAAAGTATTCAATTCTTTCGCCATTTATAAACACTATACCCGGCATATTTTCGCCTTTGTTTGGTTCAGGCAGGGCAGCACCATCTAAAACTTCTATACGTATATCGTACCAATTTAGATCTTGTGCTAATTCTGTTTCTGGGCTATCAAGGCGTTTGAAATGTGTGCGGTTAAGCATATCTTTAAATTGTCTGAAGCCAAATCTTTCAGTACCGATATCTGCACTAAAATGAATTATATCTATAACATCATTTTCTGCAGGCGTTTGTGCTAAATGTACTTCGGTTTTATCGTCATTAAGACTGTAATCAACCGCAGGTGTTAGCAATTCGCCATTTAGACTTAGCCAAACATATTTTACACTTACAGCAGGTTTTCTTAATTGTATAACTCCACTAGTTAAACTATGGTATGTACCATATTCCTTTGTGCCTGCTGTTAATGTTGTTCTGTTTACCACATCATAATTTATTCTTTCGATTCCTAATATATCATGATTAGTAAACGTGTAAATTTCAATTACTTGGTCTTCAGGAATTGCTGTAGCAAAAGTGATTTGATTGCCTTCTATAAAGTAATCTCCATCTTCTTTTATATATATTTCTAAAATGTCACCTGTTGTACCTACACCTCCAGTTAATGTAACTGCA